ATGGCAACTCTTAAATTAGCAATAACTCCAGACAAAGTAGCAAAAGACGGTACCCATAAAATAAGAATTGCGCTTGGGCACAAAAGTACAACCCGCTACATTGTCACTCGATTCAAAGTTAACAGTCTTTCCCAATTCAAAAACGGGCAAGTAGTCAAACGTCCTGACGCAGCACTAATCAATACCAAGTTGCGTAATATACTCAATGAATACCAAGAGAAACTTGACAGCATCAAATGCATTCAGATGTATGATTGCAAGCAACTACGTGAGATATTACTAAGTAATACTTCCACCGATCAAACAGCGGCTACCTTTCAAGCTGTAGCAAATACTTATATAACAGAATTGATGGAAGAGAAAAGGGAAAGTTATGCAAAATTATTGGAACGGAATTGTAGGTATTTTACCGAATTCACAAAAGGAGAGTTCTTGTTATCCGATATTTCACCGGAAATCATAAACAACTACGCACGCTTCCTGCGAAATACAAAAAGGATCGGAGAAACCACACTGAATATGATGATGTCCAGAACCAGAACCATAATCAACAGGGGAATTAAAAAGCAGCTTGTCAAATACGACATCTCCCCGTTTGCATATTATTCAATAAAAGGCTCCCCTATCAGAGAAGTGGATATTACCATACAGAACCTAATAAAAATCAAGAACTATACACCCAAAGAGAAAAAACTGCGTGTTGCAAGAGACTTGTTTATGTTATCATTTTATCTTGGAGGAATAAATCTGGCAGATTTGCTTAATCTTGATTTCAGGAAGACGGAAGTCATTGATTACATAAGAAAGAAGGCACGTAATCTGAAGCAAGGCGAACAACGGATAATCATCCCTATTCCGGAATCAGCAAAACCAATAATAAAAGAATGGATGAATAAGAACACGGGAAAGCTTGATTTCGGATACAAGTTTACATATTCTAATTTCTATAGGTATCTAACAAGGAATCTCAACGAAATGGCGGATATACTCGATATCAATCAAAAAGTAGTGTATTATTCCGCACGCAAGACTTTTGCTCAATTCGCTTCCGAACTAGGTATTCCAGACGGAGTGATAGATTATTGTCTCGGTCATTCGGACAAGAATCGAGGAATCATCCGATACTATACAAAGGTAAAGCAAAAGCAGGCGGAAATAGCCATAAACAGGGTGATAGACTATGTGAACAACCCGGATAAATATAAGGATTACATAGAGATGAAGGCGGACATCATGATGATGAAAGGGTAGGAAAAGGCAGCTTATTCGGCTGCCTTCTCCTTGTTATGATCTATTCCTTTATCATCCATGCCTTTCTTCCAAATATTATATGATACATAACGTAAATCTTCAGTGCATTTTTTTATGAGAGAATAATCTGGAATGAAATAATTACAATCAATTGCTTGATGGGATTTACAGTGTTTTTCAAGACTAAATTTCTTATACAAACAGCAATACCATTGATTATAGCTATCCTGTTTGTAGTATTTGCATAAGAAACAGTTTCTTACATTAACATTATCACAGTTCTTATATGTCTCATATGCTATTGCCCAACCAAAGACAAAAGGGTTTATCCATCGAGTCCGATTAGCTTGATAATCGAAAGTTATCTCAAATATAGAAGAAGGATGTCTTTGGGTATGCATTTTGCAATTCGAACGATTGCTTGGGCAAAATCCATGTCTTGATTCTAGTAACACAAATTTATTGAGCTCTAAGCCATCTGTTGAAGTTACGCCAACTTTATGTTTGAAGTTATATAATAATGCATTTATATTTTCACAAATTACCCCTTTTTGTATAATTCTATCCAATGCATATTCATGTTTTAATGGAATCTCAATAATCCGTATTCCCGATTCCAATTTTTCCTTTTCACATTCATGTGATACGCAAATCTCTATAAAAATCGGTTCGTGTGCATTTTGAGAGTCGGTAAGTAACAAATCAGCACGGAAACCTTTGTATGATTTTTCAAGGGATATTACATCGTAATACTGTTTCAAATCCCAAACGGATTCATGATCTTTTTCACAATAATCGGAAGCCAATCTTTCATCATGATTCCATATACAATTCTCAAATCTCTCGCATTTATCCTTGTTGTTGATTGAAATATTAAATGGTCGGTCTGAATTAAACCATTCTTCGATTCTTTTTTTTGCCAAAGAATGCAGATATGATTCATAACTACAACTAGAATTTCGTTTTTTATGTGCAAAATGTTTTACTTTAATAATGCCATCCTTAACAATCATTATATCCTTGCAGTAAGGACAAAAGTAAGCTTCACCTTTTATAGCGACATTTATTGTTACAATGCTATTATTTTCATTAAGAGCATACGTATATTTAACATTTTCCATAGTATAACATAGTAGAATGATATTTTTATCTGGCTACCTCCTTCTCTATCTTCTCCTTGAATAATCTTAACTGGTCTACAGTCGGATAAAACGTAGGATTCTCCCAGTTCTTGCTTATCACCAATATCATCGAATCAAGGTACTTCCCACAATCCGAGATTCTTGTGCATTTGTCAAGCTGGAAGCCTTCCTGCGGGTATTTCTTATTATTGAGCGTTTCTTTCGCCCAGCTTAGCAACTCATTTATCGAGTCGTGGTCGTATTTCTTTTCTTCTGCCATAATATTTAGTTTTCGGCAAAGGTATAAAAAAGCCCCGACTAAAGTCAGGGCGAACTTGCCAAAAGACAAGTAAACTTCTACGGGTACAAAGATATACTATTTTCCATTAATATCACCACATCTGTCAAATCCGGCATTTTAAATAATGTGTTGTTTTGTACTCCTTTCTTTATGAACCTTTTTCCATTGGAAATTGTTATGTAAGTAAAACTTAAGCTTTTCATACCGGTAACGGTCTGTGAAGATAGTTACCGTTTTTTTGAGGATATATTCCACAATCATGTTAACAATTCCACATATTTTCCACAGATACGCAATATGTTCATTCGTGTTCATACCATTGATATATAGCTAAATATAAACAAAAGCAGAATATGGCACGCGCTTTGCTTTATCATTTATAAAGATTGTAGCAAAACAGTTTCATAATGAATGAAGCCAAAATAGGATAACACATTTTGAATTTACATAGCCTATATGTCATAAGAAAATGGTAGAATAAACTTTTGTAAAAAATTGTACCTAAACTTTTCATATTACTTAAGGTGCCGTCTGGGAAGATAGCACCTTTTTCTCACCACATGAACAAGTTACAACTGATTCCGGCTCCTACATACCAACCGCCCGGATAACCGTATCCTGCCTGCAAACCTAATCCCCAACGTTTCTTCTTCGGGGTGACAGTATGGTAGATGTCATTCGTCACATTCTGATACACGGTTTTTGGGAATATCTGTAAGCTATCCAGTCTCGGACGGTAGCCGGATACCCATGCACGGTAAAGGCTGTCCTCATAGTAAGCCTGTTCACGCCCGACTACCGTGTCGCCTATGTGTATGGTATCCGTCAGTTTAAGCATTAATAGTGGTGCCATAGGCGGTGAAACAGACAACGTGCAAACTTTGACAACCGTCTTTATCTTCATCTCGGTTCTCACTTCTGCTGTTATCGGATCGTGCGGATTACACTGCATCCACACGATCACGCCAAGCAACAGGCAAATCAGTATATAAGGAAGGGTTCTCATGCTACTTCAACGTAAATACCTACAAGGTCTTTTAGTGAGTTGTAAACCGCTTGCCCGGTAGAACGGGTGCACTTATAGGTAACTCCGTCCTGCGAATAGTATTTGCCCTCTTCCAATGCCATATTGTTATTGTATGGAATCGGATCATCCTTTGTTCCGGCAACGGTCTCGTTGATTTCCTCATAGAGAGCTGCGGTGTTGATGCTTGGCGGTTGATTCTCCAAGACGACAGCAATATTCTGCCTTACCCGGTAGAGTTTATCGTTGTACTGCACTTTCATTCCGGTTGTTAGTGATTTGCTGATAAACTCGTTCCAATACGGACACATGGACTTCACTTTCAACGATTCGTTGTCTGTCAGGGACATAGTTTGAATTCCGGCTCTGGTCACATTCAAAAGGTTCTGCGCTGCCGCCACCTGAATAAACTGCGCACTGCCTGCCGGACGTTCTTCTTCCGTCCATGACCATTCATCACCCGACAGAAGCTCATTCAGTTCCGGGCTGTCAAAATAGTATCTCGGAAACTCTTCATCCTTGTAAGGGGACAAATACTCTTCGTGGAGGATTACCTTACTTCCGTCTTTACTCTTTCTCATTGTGGGGATAGCCAACAGACCGTGCTGGGCTAGCCATTCGATTGTTACTACTGCGTATTTCATATAATTTCTAATTAGTTGTTTAACTTACTTCAATGTTATTCTCAATACCTACAATGTCATTAAGTTCTTTGATTTCTTCTTCATCAGGCACATCGGGCAATAGCATAAATTCGTAAAGAACCATTTGAGCGTAAAACGCATTATATTTTGCATTGCTTCCAATTGCCGGAGAAACAGTATTATCGTTATTAGAATTGCTATTAGTTATAGTTATATTATGAGTTACATCTTTTAATTGCGATCCTTTAACAGATGTATTTAATACTCCATCAATATAAGTTTTCCCGTCATTCCTAGAACTATAAGCAATAGAGTCTTCATTATCATTGAAATTAGGAATATATATAGCGAAGCTATTAGGGTTATTATCCCTTCTTTGGTCATACAGCATTAAAGCATCCTTATTCCAATTTACTTTCATCAACATACACTTACTACCATGAGACAAGGTAGGAATGGTAATATGGTCATCAGTTCCATCAAAGCGAATACTACCGTCCTCATTTGCTCCACTTTCTTCCGTGTAGGCGAAGTTATTCAATCTACCATGATTACCTTTACCTGTCAAGTCCGGAATGTATCTTAATATCTTGTAGCTAGAATTTGGAATCCTCAACCTATTAGGCGACAGGATACAGTTCGGCTCATTGGCTTTTAGGTAGGTGCGTGCATTATCAAACACCATAGACTTCTCTACCTTTATGATAGTGTTTGGGTAAAGCGTTACACCATTATACCGTGTCTCAGATACAGTATATAGCTCCGGTAAAAGGTTGGCACTTCCTACAAAGACTATATCACTGCCTACTTTCAACTTATCTCCCCAAGTGATAGTTTTACCATCTTGTTTTAGATTAATTATTGCTGGATAAGGCTGTACAATATCCTCGTATCTGATGTACTCGTCAATGGCATAGCTTATCTTCTGAGGGCTTTTGGTTATTGGGAAATCTACGTAATAATATCCATTAGGATTAATAGGTAAATCTGTATATTCAACTCCATTAATAGTTATCTTAGATACTTCATCTATTCCGCTAGGTTGAATATAAACTCTGACAGTACTTCCTTCTTGCAAATAGATTCCTGTTTTGTTGATAGATTTATTATACAACGTAGTTGAACCCTGACTTATCTCAATAGCGTTATAAGGAATGTTTCCAGATATAACAGGTCTAAACTCCACCATATCCGGATACAGCGTACCCAACTTATACCTCTTCAACTGACGCTCTAGCAGGAACTCGGAAAGGGTGTAAGGGAAAAGCAATAGACTCCATAGTGCTATATTAGCATATTGAGATGCAACCCCTCCAATTCTACCAATAGTCAACCCTGAACCTGTATTAGTAGAAGTACCTCTATCTAAATTATTTCTATTGTACTTGTATGTAGACTGATACGAGATGAATCTATTGATATTTAACTCTGATAAAGCAGTATATTTACCAAAACTATGAGGAGCAAGTATTTTATTAATGCCCATATGTTCCATTAAAAAAGGCGTATTAGTAGAACCATCCACTACATTGCTCATTATAGATACTTGGGAAGGTTTAGCTTCAACATACGCCCTATCAACTGCAATAGTATAGTCCTTTAGCCCCAAATCTCCTACATACTGACCATAGTCTGTTACTCCATCAGTCTGCCAAGCCCCTTCATCATTGATACCGCTCTCTTTGTTCCACGCAGAGTTGTAAATCTTCATATTATGCCCGTTGCCGGAGAAGTCAGTCAGCTCATCGTTGAAAGAAGCGTGGTTCTCGTTGGTGATACCCTGCCGGATGGTGTCATAGTATACATCCGGTTTAACATGCTTGTCCAAATTGAAGTAGGATATTACCTGATTGATTTGGTCGGTGGTCAGTACCTTGTTGGCGATGATAGTCCAGTACCAAGCTACTTGAGATAATGTGTCAGTTGAGCTACTTCCACTGGCAACTCTAAAAATGGAAGATTCACTTAAAATATTAGCTGCATTCGCTAATAACTTTTCATAATCGTTTTTATCTCCCAATATATTATTAATCAATAATTGAGTTGCACCATTATAAGTATAACCGTATATACCAGTTTTCCCAGCAGTTTTTGATTGACTTCTAACATATTTAGTTGTAGCATTAGTAGCTTCTATATAGTTAGTAAATGCTTTATCATGAGTACTGTTTAATCCTATCTGATGAATCATACTCACCACCGTAATCTCATTGCTTCCTCCCAACATTTCCTTAACCGTCTTGGTGGAAGTGATAAAGTCGTCCTTACCGTCAGTGACGAAGGCGCCTTGATGAGATGGGATTTGCTCAATAATTATACCTGTATTTACAAACATAGGTGTTTGAAATCCACAAATATGATTAGCAACTCCTTCAATACTGTTATAGGATTTCGGAAAAGTAAATACTCTATTTGAATCATCTGGAGATATATCTAAATTTGCAACAATTCCGTCTTGGTTTATATAGGTATATCTAATAATTCCATCAGTATGGTTATTTATTTTAGCTTTAAATTCATCTAAATCTTCTCCTGTATCTCTTACATAATACGCGCAATTAAAAGCTTTATTTTCTATTACAAATTTATTAGAAAATGCCTTTACGCCAATAAGTCTACTCCAAGATGTAAAATCCACCTCATACTTCCCATACCCGCTATTGAGCTTGTAAGCCGCATTGCTAATCACAAACGGATTGTCAGGGTCCACCAAGTTCTTGATTACAGCCCTGTCAGGGTCGTCGTTGCTCTTGCCGTCACAGATACAGACAGCGACCAAAGAAGCCAATACTTCCGGGTCTATGTAAGGACGGGCGGAAGTATTAGCCCGGTGGGAAGGCGAACCGATCTGATTCAAACCAACCCGATTCAACCCTATTACATTTAATGGTAACTTGTTAAGCTTCATTGCCGGATTCGGTTGCTGTTCCACTTAATACTTCACTTCCACTCTCGATGCGGATAGTTTTCGGATAGACCAAAGCCGAGAAGTCGCAGTCTATGGTTGTCCCTGCATTGTACGCAAGACTTCCGGGCAAAACCACAGGTTCAAAATTCCCTTCACTTGTCGTCCGTTGGAGAATATTTACCCGACCGTAGTTATCACGTTCCAAATGGATATTGAAATCAGAATTTACCTGAAATTCCGCATACCATACGCTGCTGTTCTTTTTGAACTCCAAATTTATTGTTGCCATGATTGTTCCTCCTATTGATTAAAGTTTATAATAAATCCCATCCGGCTTCTATGTCAGCCATGACAGCCGGAGCATTGTTCTCTACCTGTGAGATTGCGGCAGCGAAAGCGCACATGGTCGCTTTGTCATTAATATCTGGAACGTATGTGTTCGGGACTTGCATTTCACTACATACACGGCTGATATATCCGGCTGTATTGTTCTCGTTTTCCGGTGCCCACCGCTTGATGAAGTCGGCAATCGTCTGACAGCCGTGTCTTTTACGGTAATTCTGTAAAGTACGGATAAGGGCACGGTAGCCCCATCTCATTTCTTTGAACTGGAAGAACGATTTGTCTTCCTGCTTTTCTCTCAGTCCCTGCCATTTGTCTTTTGTGATACGGATATTGCCAGGGTTATTATTTCTCAGACCTCTTGATATACTCATGTTTATTTTCCCCTATACGATTAATGTTAATACTCCAATTTGAATCGCCTGTCCGATAAGACCGCCTATCAGCGTGGCGGCAATATCGAGCCAGTCCCATTTTCCACCGTATGCACGGTCTTTGAACTCCATGCCGGCAGCCAGTCCCGCTACAAACAGGATGGTAAGCAATGCACCTGCCGGGATGGCGTAAAGCAGGTGCTTGGGGCGGTTACTTTCCTTTATCCAATTCATTCTCTATAATTTCTCTCACATCTTCCTTATCAACCTTAAACACCTTTTTGCCAAACACTCCTAATGCCCCGATAAGATTGATATTTATACCTTTTGGCTTCAGTATATTGCCAACTATCGAGCATCCTTCTATGAAGCATACCAGTAAGCATGAATACACGTCTATAGGATATTCATTGTGACTTGCTACGCTAATCATACAGACCATACAAACGAATGCGAAGTAAGTCACCATCTTTCCCATAGTGGCACGGATCGCACGCGAGAACCTGACCTTTTCACCCATTAGCATACTTTTCCGCACCCCAAAGGCTAAATCGCAAAGGATTACTGCACATGATGCAATCAGCCAAGGAATCATATGCTGCAAAGACTCATATACAAAGGCTGTAGCAATTGCGGCAAAACCACCAGTGGTTGTATGTACTATTGCTTCTTTCATACGATACAAGTAAGATAAACGGTTAACAATGAAATTACCTCTATCCAGAACATCGGTTTCCTCTTAATGAAGTCGGAGATGAAATTGCCTGTCCAATGCTTTTTCATGGAGACAACCATGTAAATAATGAATCCCAACCATAACAGAAGCCAGTACCAACTGTTGCAGCCTACCCATATCTGGGAGAAGATTAAGGACATGGCGGCACCGATACAATGGGCTGTTTTCTCGCTTCCCTTGAAATTGGGAGACACACCGAGCACAACCATACCGACAACCGAAAGGAATACAAGAAACTGGCTGTTCTCCGTACTTGATTCCAAAGCTGCCGGAAGAAGCAGCACACCGGAACCAATCATACACAGAGCGAACCAAAATTTGTGTGTCAGCGCATAATAGGTGGCACTGATTGAATAAGGGATTTCTTTCCCTTTCTTAATCATCGCATAAACATAGCCTGCGATGAGAATGAATGATAATAGTACTAATAGAATCATAGCTTTATCTGTTTTTGAGTTTATAATACAAAATTGAGTTGTTCCGGGTATCCGGTTTTGTAATTGTAGGCTTCCACTTGTCCGGCATCAGACAAGCTCCTTACAGCCGCAATATGTGACTGTGTTACGTTGTAGCAGTCAAGGGCGTACAATTCAAGCCGGTTGAGCATCTGCAGGGCTGTATCAACAGGAATAACGTACTTCTCGGCATTGTACCAAAGCGTGGTATTTATCCGACCGGATTCTTTCTCGATACCGATTGAGTTGACCAGCCCGACACGGGTGTCTTTGTCTAACCATATCTGTTTTCCGGCAAGCGTGAATGAGTTGACGGCATCCGACTTGTCATAGGCGTTGATTTCCGCTATCTTCATCTCTTTCAGTTCGTCAATCGTATATTCATGCTCGACCAGTATAGGATACCCGTCGGTATTCTCTTTAATCTCTTTACCGGATGATTGACCGTCTAATAATTCTTGCCAATATTCGACACTTATTTCCACTGAACCTTCCAATGGTTTGTCGTAGAATCCGTTTTTCCAATACATTTTTTGTTCCATAATTATTCTTTATTAATTATTTCCATCGACCTATCGCAATCCAATTGAATTTAGCAGAACTAACGCCTGTACTCGTAGACACAAAGTTTCTATCTACTTTAAAAGAGTTTATGGAATAGCCATAAATAGGGCAAAAAGTATAAGCGTTATTATCTGCGTTGTTTTTAATAGCACTCCCAATAGCAATATAATTAGTGTCATAAAAAGACGTTGGCATATATACTGTTTGGGCAGCTGACGAAGTCCCTGCACTATATCCCCATTGTATCAGCAGACCGTTATTAAACTTAGCATAACCGTTCTGACCGAGTGATACAGTCATGGCGTTGGAGAGGTCGGCTTTAGCGTATGTAGTACTTAGAGTGCTTAGTTCATCCTTTTCCTCATCAGTCACGAAACGCTTGTTTTTCTCCTCTGTTACATCACTTGCTTTATGGGTATGTTTAATCAGTGCGAATAAATCCTTCCCAATAGGAATAACAGACCATTTACCCGTAACACCGGAAGATGGGTTGCAAGAATAATAGCATAATACGCCATCTTGGTTTAATGCCACGAATGAGCACTTTGAATTATCTTCTGCCAATTGCATGTTTAGCACTCCCAAATTGTAATACTCACCTTTTTCGTCCAGGACATATACCATTCTACCGGATTTCCATGCTTCGTAAATAGCGTTTATTTCGGTTAGGTGGTCTTGGGTTACGTTACCGTCATTTACGATGGAACTGAAAGACAGGGAAGATTTGTAGATCCCTGCCGCATTACCATTGCTAGGAAGCTTGTCGATAGCATCATCTATCTCTTCGGCTGTATGCCTTAATGTTTTAGTTTCTTCTGTCATAATATCATTGCTTTAATATACTTTTATTTCAAAATAAAAACCGCCATCCGCATCACAAGGAGCTCCACCATCACTTAGAACAACAAAGAAGGAATTGGCTATGAAATCTGTCACAGTGGCACTCACAGGGCGTGAACCGCCTTCTACATAGCCATATCCGGTAACCATCACATACCCACTCTTATCAAGTTCGTATTTGCTCCATTCCGATGGCAAGGTTATCAGAAACCTCCCTTTGGAATGTCTGGAAATGGACAATGAGCTGTTATCGAATATTGTCGTTTGCGCGAAAGAAGCGAATGAGCTTGAACATTTTGCCTTTCCGCTTGCGACTATTCGGGGAACCATCCCCCACGGAATCTCATTGGAAAAGCCGTGAGGGTTCTGCTTTGCTAATAGTTTCTGTGCTAAAATTCTAAATCCAACATCCTTGTTATGCATTTCTGCTTGTATATAATTTCCCAAGAGCGCATTGCGCTTGTTGAAAACGGCAAATATGTTATCTGTTGATGTACCTAAAGACATTCCGTTCGCAAAGAAACGTGATATGTATCCGCTCTTTGAAAAGGAAACGGATATGTCAATTATGGTAACTTCCGCCATAGAGGAAACACCGTTGGCGGATACAGAAGCATATAACTTGAATACAAGCCTATAATACAATCCGGGATTTATTGTTTTTGTCTGTTCGGTATAATGGATAGTGGTAGTTCCGGGTTCGCTCCGTTCGTCCTGTCTTAATATATAGTCCAATATTGGATCAGAATTGATATCCGTATAAGAGAGCAGGTGAAGCTCGTATCCTGTAGTGCATGATGCCGCACCTGTAGCCCCTGTATAATTTTGGGAAACAAAGGAAAAATTGAAATTCATTGTCAACAATGAATCCGCGTAAAAATAATCCTCTTTAATGATATTCACTTCCTTTTCATCAGACATTACAGTATTGTCGCTTCCGGGAACTGTAAGCAATGGTCTGTTGTTTATAATGGTTACTGATGGAATATTCCCAGCGTATAAATCATCAACCGACCTGTAGTTATTACCCTCAAACACGTTGACAATCTTTCCATCGTCATTATATATCTTCATGTCGCACGTGTTAGGATTCAGTTCAATATGCTTTCCATTCAAATCTCCGATATAGTTTACACCATCTGAGCTGTCAACACGCCACACTTTGCCTTCTGGGGTTTCCAGTGTTACAGTACCCCTGACTTCAACTCCTCTTTCAGGAGTGTATTGGATATAATTACTTTTATCTCGCGAACCTGTATAACTGCGTCCGTAATTATTTGAATAGAACTGCTGCGTCTCCTGGTCGAATCCCTCTTCCTTGACAGCCTTTCCTTCCAAAGTATAAGAATCAATACCCTGCAACATCTGTGTGGTAGGAGCCGTAAGCCCATAGGCGGACAAAAGGATAGCATTCTGACGTGCGGGATCTGTCTTGTTGCCAAGTTGGATTATTTTGTCACCTGCCTGCGGAATATCGCTGCCTTCCTCGCAGTCATCTACCGACAGGTCAATATAGTTTTCGCCGACAGACAAAACATACCGCCAATAGTAGCGGTTAGCTACATTCTCATAAACTCCAGCCTTGATGTTAAACTGACGACATTGCGCCATGTCTCCGGCTGTGAACTGGTTGATGATGGCTTTCTCACCATCGTCGGCAGTGAAGTAACAACGGTACACGCCACCTGTCGCTACGGGAACATACAGGGCTGCGTTGTCCGAGTCGTAGAGACGTGCCCCGCTTGAATCATACACGGATGCTACGGAAATCTTCTCGACCTTCGTACATTCAATGCTGGCTAGTGTAAGAAGTATCTCACCGCCTACTGACTGTAGTTCCTTGATTGTCAAAGATTCAAACACAGCCTTCAACCGGACATATATTTCATCAAATTCGGCATACGAACGTCCGGTCTTCGGGTCACGCTTGACAAGGAATCCCGTACCAAGCGCACCGCTTATGAAATTTTGTGATTCTATATTATCGGTTATGACACCGCCAAGCAGTCGGATAAGATAATCCATTGTTTCCTCCTGTGTCTTGTTCAGAAAGGTAGCAAGGGACTTTTTGGATGAGAACACATTACGGTCAGACGGAAGTGTCTTGTCATTTACCCCTATCACATATATACTTGCCCCACCGCCACCAACTACGGAACCGGAGTAAGTCTGTCCTTTGTATGTGAGATTATCAAGCTTGCTTTCTATCTCACCGATACGGGAATAAGCGGCTGTTTCACCGACTGTATATATAGGATGATCGTATGGAATATCCAACGGCCACTCGAAACCGATGATGCGGGATTGACGTCCGTTGGGGAAATACGCTTTATTTATAAGGTTTACTTTATCTCCTACCTCATAGGTACGAATATTACCCTTATTGTAGATGAAATCAGCAGCCATCTCGCAATCATAGGTGGACGGATCTATCATGGATTTCTTTACATACTTCTTGGTAGTTTCAAGCAACTCTTGTTCTGATTCCGGCATCATCTGTTCAGAGATGAATGCCGGATCGAAGCCGTAAAGGACATATGTGTCTGCCGGGACTTCTTCACCGTCTTCCATATGGGCGGCTTGCGGGAATAACACATCATCAGGAAGTGCACGCCCGTAGTCCTCGTTTCGGACTATCTCAAAGGTTGTACCCGTGTTGTCGCTCTCTTTGAGATTAAGGGCGAAATCCAGTCCGGCAAGCTTGCCCGTTTGGAATATCAGGTGCAGTTCATCCAGAAGGAAGTCCTTCGTAAAGTTCTTCAGTCCGTTATCCTTGAAGGTGTAGATAGGATATTTATTGCCGGTTGGCTTGTCATCAACCTTTTCATCCTCCCAAGTAGGATCAGGAACTACCGTAGTACTACCAATATACTTGGGATATTCATCCTCAAATATGACTATCTCCTCAATTGCTTCCTCTACAGGCATTTCCACGTTGTCGGGGTTGTCGTAACGTTCATCTCCTATGTCAATTCGTTCCCCTGTGGGGCTGTATCTGTAAGCGTCTACATAGGGAATACCTTCCGGCAGCATAAGGCGTTTCTGAACAACACCGTTCAAGGTCAGTTCCTTGTCATCCTTGCTGAAATAGTTGTCGGGAACCTTGCCTTTTATGATGTTGCCAATCGTATATCGGTCGTTCAAAGAAGCTGTTACACCTTCGGGAAGACGAAGAACATTCGAATCGTCCCCTGTCAGGAAATCCGGATTATAGACGGCTTCAAATGTCCGTCCCTCATTGGACCCGGAAAGGATTGTGACGGTGGTAGCGGCTGACTGCCCGGCAACAAGGGATACGTCAAATGATACAGAGCCCAATATGCCTAATCCCATTCCGATAAGTGGGTTGTCGTAATATGGAATGGACAAGTAACTGCGCAATCTCAATTGTGAAGCGCCTGCTCCCGGTGAGAATGTTTCGGGGAAGGGAAAGACTGTATCTATTTCGTATTGTTGGTTCTCTCCGACTGTTACAGTGCTGCCGCCTATCACTGTCTCTTTCTCCATGCCATCCTGATAATAGACGAAGGATGCGCGGAAAACATAGTCACCGGCCGGAAGATAATCTCTAGGAACGGGTGATGGTATATAGGGTACGCCAATATACAAGCGGATACCATTTTCATTATCCTTTACACGGTAAATACCGGCCGCCAATGTTTCAGCTATTTTCTCATCATAGGAAAACTCCCTTTTGTCCCGGTTCAAATGACTTGAAAGGTTGAGATCGGAAGTGCATTCTTCCTTTGTGACCGTACTTGAAGGAAAGAACTTTATATCCAACGTTCTTGCAGTATCGGATATATCCCTTCCCTTGACTTTCTTCACGTCAAATATCAGACTTTTCCTGTAACTGGCGGGAACGTTACGGGTGGAACCGAAAGCATAAACACGGGTTGCGTATGTGGTCTGACTGTCACTTCTTCGCATGGAGTTGACATTCACGTTCTCCGTGTCTGTCAAATCACCGGCTTTGAAATCTATCGGAGAGCTGTATTCACAACGGCCGAAATGAATAACGTGTTCTGTTATCCACCATTCACACTCCCATGTTTCCGCCATTTGGGTGAGTGCGTCGATAAGATTCACATTATCGTATGAAACGAGCTTGGAAGTGTTCGCTACCGTATTATCAATCTCGTATGTGAACTCTTCTTTTCTGAACTTGTATCCGAGTGCTTTCAGGTTGGCAAGAAAAACATTTAAATGCGTGTCAAGGGTAGCGGTGAGGTTCCATCCAGCTTCGCGTCCGGTTGTCTCCGGTGTGTAAAAGAACTTCTTGTTCTTCCACTTCCAATAGTAAGCGTCAAGGCGGAGTTCGTAGTCGTATTCACCTGTAGTTGTATTGTAGGAGGGTTTATACAGGTCTACAAGTTCAAATATTCCGAGTTCGTTATCTACTCCATCTCCTAATTGGAAGTACACAGGATTGTTGAGAGAGAACTTCAATGTGATATAGTCCTCTTTCATCAACAGGAAGTGTCTTTTCGAACCCTCATTGATTGGTGTCGAAAAACGGAGATTGCCGGATATGTCTTTGATGTCTACCATAAAGTTTCGTATACCTTCATACGATGTTCACTACAAAAGTAGTATTATTATTTGTTATTCAAATAAAAAATCAATATTTTCTATTTGTTGGATCTGGCTCATTAAGTTTTAATACAAATTTTCCTATACCTTGCATAAATTGGCTAAACTGACTACAAGATAAATAAATAGTCCGATACAAGATTGCCGGTTGGTATTTAGTCCTTATTTCCAGAACACCACTATCCAATTCTTTACAGAAACTTTCATATCTTGCAAAAAAGATATCCTTATCGGGAGCAGTAAGATTAAGTTGCAATGTTAGATTACGTTCATCCTTCTTCGCGGCATTAGTAATCACAGACTTTCCATGGTTCAAACGGCTAGTATTTTCTATAAATTCTTTGTTAGGCGCAGGCGTCATTAACGCCGACAACGAAGTGTCATCCATACTTATTCCCCATGTGGAATAAGCATCTCTCCCATTTATAAACAACTCCCCTATCATAATTTCTTTTCTATATTTTGGTTTATGCTATCTAGCTTTATGCTAAAGTTATCAAGTATTTTCTTTGTATAACCGGCAATATCTTCAAGATATCCATTTGAAGATATCACAAGGTTTTTAATCTCTCCGAGCGTAACATTACCACTTCCGGTAGATACAGAAATCTGATTCATAGTAGCATATATAGATAACATTGCATTTTTTATTTCTTCATTTACAATTTGCAAGGCGGTGAAGCGTCCATTAAGTTCGTCTATTGAATCTTGCGAAGCGGTGGCAAAACCTTTCTTTGAAGCTTCTTGGGAAGAGGAAGAAGAACTTCCTGTGTATCCGGTTGCCGCAGCGATTTCATCACGGATCTTCATGGCTTCTTCAACATATTGCATATACTCATTCTGCAAAGCTTCCCTTTCCGATTCTGTCAATTCATTATCTTCCATAGACTTGCCAAACTTTTCCCACCATGCTTTCAATTTCTCGCTATACAATTCACCAATCTTATTGGAAAGCATTGCACGCATAAAATAGTCAGCAATATTGTCGGCTGCATCCTCTGCACTTGCATCCATATCCATTAGAGTGTCAATGAAACTGTCATACATAGACTCGAATGATATCCCGGTAAGACCTTCATACAGCTTATTAGTAAGTTCTTCCATCTTTCCGGCTTGGTCGATATAGTCATTTAGCTTTTCAGTCAGGCGACCCCCATAATCACCTTTCCCTGTATTCTGAATTTTCTCCCACATATCAACATTACTGCGTAGCATTTTCATTTCTTCGGGAGAAAGTGACCATATATCACCGTTCCAATTCCGACCAATCTGACTGCTTAAACGAGCTATTTCATCTTGATTAAATCCACCCCAATAATAGTTCCAGCTATGATGGGAGTTGGAATATCTTGCCTGTTCTTGCGCAATCTTCTTATAATTTTCTTCTGTCTCCTCTTGTAATTTCTTAGCATCGGTATATGCAGCAACAGATTTTGTCCCCTTACTGGCTTCCATTACATCCGTCAAGTCCTCAATAGCTGTTTGCAGCGTTTCGTTGCGATCGGTTAATCGATCAATAGTATCTTGCACCTCTTTTGCATTACCTCCTATGCCAAACAGTTTATTGAAACCGCCGAAGGTAATTGTGTTCCACATACTCGCACCGGCCCCAAAAACGCTTGAAAAAACATTCTTGACAAATCCATCGAAACCTTGTTTTTCTATTCCGTCAAGCAGAGAGAACACCGCACCGACTATACCACCAATCTTACTGCCTGCTTCGGTAAACGTATCAATAAGACCGGACGCAAGACTTCCTATTTGTGACAACGACATTTCGGATGAGCTTCCAAGCTGCGTAATGGTATCAGCCAATGTTATCAGGTTTTGGTAAGTCTTGTCTGCACTTCTGGTTACATTCGTTTCCGCATTCTGAACATTCTTCTCGGCTTTGTTTTTCTTTTTGAGAGCAGCTTCTTTCTCGGCATCTGTACCACTTTTGAGAGATTTGTTATACTCATCCTGCGCTTGCTTAAGTTCGTCTTGAGCAATGCGTAAAGCATCCAGTTGCTCCGGCAAATCTCCAAGCAAACCGCCTTTGTCGATGATGGTACTCTGCATATTATTCAATGCTTCGTCAATCACCTTTTTCTGGTCGACAGCCATATTCTTATATTCATCAGAGTTTTTGAAAGTCTTTAGCTGTTGTTTTACCTGTTCAAGTGATTTTTTGGAAACCTTGTTCAAATCACTGAAGATAAGTTCCCAATTGATTTCTTGTTTGAGCTTATCCATATCCACAGAAGACAATGCTTCTTCCATCTGCTTTTGAAGAATCTTCTTATCACCCTCAGTAGTAGCATTGGCTATCTTGTCGTTATATTCTTTCGTTATGGCTTCCTTTTTCTGTTGGAATGTACCATATTCCTTCAAATATTCTCGCATTGCATCTGCTTCTGTCTTTAACTGATTCTTAGTTACATCGGCAATTGCTTTATCCCTTTCATTTTCAGCATTGATATAGAGAGCAGAAATCTCAATAGATTGTTCTTGTGTCAGTTTACCACCTTGTCTTTCACTCAGTTCTTTTTCTTTCTTTTTGATAGCATCTAGTTTTTTTTGATAATCTAGGTCAATCTGTTTTAGCTCTTTCTCGGTGCCTTCTTTCATAAGACCGATTTCTGCCTGCTGGTTCTTACGACGAAGAGAAAGAAGTTGTTCAGCAAGTTGCTCCTGTTGTTTGAGCCGGTCAAGTTGTTGCTTATCAGCTTTACTGCCGATTACGCCACCAACGCTTTGGTATTTCTTCTCGGCTTCATCCTTCTTCTCGGTGAGTTCCTTTAATTTCTTTTCATACTCGGTTTCTGTCAGTTTGTTTTCGGTATTGAGGAAATCATCAAGTTCTTTCTTTGCATTCAAATAGTTATTCTTATATTTCTCAATCCACTCTTTGCCTGTATTTTTTTCACCAGACCGAGACTCCTGTTCAGTTTCAAGAGCATTTTTAATGATAGATAGTTGAGTTTTGGAAAACTCTCCACCAAGTTCTGCAACTATGGCAATAGCGTCATCTCCATTCTTACCTATTGCTTTCAATGACAAGTTAATGGCGTTGATAACAGAAACAATGTCACTATCCTTCATGTTCTGGATATTCCCAAGAAATGAAGTGACATCATGACTGGCGACTTTTGCGATAGCTTTATTGACTATTGCCTGTTGAGCCTTGATTGCATCCTCGACATTGTCGGTAGCCCATCCATTACCGTCCATATCAACAAGAGTGGTGGAAGTACCTTTCTTGCGTACATCTTGGTAGTATTTCAGCTTTTGCTTTTCTTCTTCAAGTATTTCAACATCGGATTGCTTTGACCTATTATTATCTTCATCTGCAATGAGTTTTTTGTATTTAGCGATTTCTTTCAGGTATTCAGCTTCAGTTAAAAGATTATCCAAAATAGTAGGATATTCAGCTTTCAAAGCCTCGAATGCTTGCAGGCGTTCTCCTTCAGACTTATTATTATCCTCAATAGCTTTGATGAGTTTGTCTATATTGTCTTTATACTCATTTTGTTTTTTCTGCTGTTCATCAAGAGTTTCATTATACATACGGATAGCAGTTTCAGCTTCGCTTTCGGCTGTAGCTACTTTATAAAGAGCATACCCAAGGCCTATCACAGCACCTGTAACAAGGAGAAGAGGGTTAGCCATCAATGTAGCCCACATTCTTTTTAGCATTGCTGTCAATTGGATACACGCTAACTTCATTATATTCATCGAAGCAGTGTTCGCGTGATTGGCAATCGTATTAGCTTGTGTAGCCATAGTGTCAAGAGCCTCAGATGCAACCTTTCTTTTGGAAGATGCTGCATTAAGATTCTTTTCTGCTGTATTCAAGGCTGTCGCAGCAGTATTAGCCTTAGCCGAAGCTGTTTGTAACTGTTCCATCGCATACTGTTCATAAGAAGCATCACCTTGAGCTAAAGCTGCCTGATACAAAGCTTCCATTTTTTCAAGTTTCTCATTCGCCTTCTCTGATGCCAGTTTGGCTGCATTAAAGGCAGATAAAGCAGAAGTTTGCTCAATTATCGCTTCTTCTTTCTTTACTTTAAGTACGGTTAAACGGGTTGCAAGCTCCTCCCTTAATGCCACAATCTGTGCAGCCTTTGCTTGTGTAAGTGTCCCACTCGCAACAGCGGCCTCCAAATCTGCATTTTTGGACTCTTCTTTGATTGTGAGCAACGATTTCAAGCCTTCAATTTCAGCATCAACTTTCAATGTCCGCTCCACACCTTGCAAAGCAGCCATCGTCATTACAGCAGCTTTATACGTACCATAAGCAATAGCAGCAGATTCTATAGTAATAGCTACCTCCTTCCAATGCTCAACAAGATAAGAAGCACCAGATAGTGCACTATCAATGACATTCTCATTCTCTTTTCCTATTTCATTAAACATAGTGGATATGGAATCCTGAATATTGCTTATTTGCCCGGTAATAGTTTTAGACTGGGACTCCATCAATCCACCGAATTTACCACCTTCATTAGTCATGGATTCGATAGCCTTCTGCACTTCGGGGAAACCGACTTTACCAGCAGTAACAAGCTCTCCAACCTTATCTTTGGTTATCCCAAACTGTTTGGCAAGTTCATCCGCCAATGGAATGCCTCGACCTTGAAACTGGCGTAAATCTTGGGTGAACAGTCTTCCCTGCGTCATAGTAGTGCCATATAACCAAACAAGATCATTTAAAGGAATAGAAAGACCAGCTGCAATATCTCCCAGTCTAACCAACGTTTCATTAACATCTTCAGCAGCTGTTCCATAGGCAAGAAGTTGTTTGGCACCATTGGCTACCCCTTGTAAGTCAAAGGGGGTTTTCGCAGCAGTATAAACCAACTGTGACATTAGTGTGTCTGCCTGTTCCTTACTGCCAAGCATCGTATTAAAGGCAACTTCTAATTGTTGGAATTCACCACGCACACGAGCAATATCACTAATAAGCTCTTTCGCACCTATACTAACACCAAAAGCAGCGGCAGCAGTCGTCATACGACCGAATATTTGCTCAATACTCACACCGCTTTGTTCTATTAGCCTTGATGTATTATTTACACCTGATTCTGTTTCATGTAACTTGCGCAGAAAATTGGAGTTATCTCCTGTTATGTCAAAGTGCAGTCCTGCCATAGTCTTTTCGATTTTATAGGTACCATGTAACATTACATGGCTTAAATTTTGTCATACTGAATTATATAGTTTTAATCCTCAAGCATAGCCTTTATCAATTCCCGATTTTTAGGATCATCAGCATTAATACGTTCTTTATTATCAAAGATATTTAACTCCTTTCTTTCTTCGGCTGTCAAATAAATAGTAGTGATAGCGTCTGCTAATAGCATTTTCAAGTTAGCATAACTAATCCCCCATACAACATAGTTCATAGTCCACCCATAACGCTGACAGGCAAAATCTATCAATGTCCCGTATATACTATTCCCACCAAACGTAAGACCGACATTATCTTTCTTTACACCGGCTATTCTTTTACGTTCACTCCGTTCTTTATCTATACCAAAATAGCTGATATAAGATTCAACATTATCCCCTGTAAGGATAAGCACAAATAGAGTTGAAAGTTCTTCTGTATTCAAATTATTGCAGAAATATTCAGCCCGACCATTTACTTTACGATTATTAAAAAGGTCTTTTCTTTTAAAGAATGTAGAATATGATAATATCCTGCATACTACGTTTCTTTTAGTCTGACACACCCTTAATGCTTCCATATAGGGATTAGTGGAGATAATCTTATCATTTACATCAAGTTCATTGAAAAGCCGTGCCAATAAATACGTTTTTCCAAGTGTTGGCGGATATATATAAAAACACCGATTACCAATATTAAAACCAATAGGTTTCTCCATAATGGTATCGGCAATATCCATTTCCATGCATTTATTATCTTCCATAATAAAAAAATATTAGAGCAGAATAGCGGATTCAAACCGCTCCCTTATGATAACATACGCGCTCTCACTACGCAAATTCTGCATATAGCAGGTTTGTCCTACCAACCTGCAAAGGGCGTCTATTCCGCTTGCCATTTATTCGTCGAACAGCTCAACCGGCAGATGTATATTTTGCAGCAACCTCAACAACTTCCCCTTCCTTGATAGTTGCAGATGTTTGTGTAGGTTTGGTCTTACCACTTACATCCTTATACTGGATAGTAACACTTCCCTTAGTGGCAAATACCTGTGCCCCACTCTTGTGCCAGTCTTCTTCAGTAGATAACTTCCACATGCCGACTCCACCATCATCAGAGATGACTACTTTCAGGCTGCCGGCACCGCTAAAATTTACAACTTCATGTTTCACCTGATTACCGGTTGAAGGTTTCAGTACATCAAAGGTATATTTCCATTTCTTACCATTCTCTGTATCAAAAGTCTCCTCCATAGACATGACAGAACGGTCAATAACGATACCCTCGACTGTTGGATCTTCCGGCTGCAACTTTACAGCATATTCCCCAGAGATGATACCATCAATATCTTCAACAGGCTTTGCGCGTCCTTTTCCTGCACGAAGCTCAAATTCAAACGTGTAAGTATTAGCAGCATATTTTACAGCTTCATTTTCCCCACCTTCGATTTTAGCTTCCTTTTTGGCGCCTTTTGTTGGTGTCAACTTTGTTGAATTCTCAACAGGAGTAGGAATATCAATCCAAGATATTGGCGCCTTTCCGCCATCACCTAATTTACCAATCTTAATAACGGGCTTTCCCCATGATAGTTCCATAATCTTTATTCATTTATTTGTTTATACAATAACTTGTTATTGATGAAGTGCTCGTCTTTCCCGTTCACTTCAAGTACCCTTTGTTTATTCAGCGTAAAGCGGTAACTTTCCCCACGCCCTACTTCGAGAAGCTTATAGGCAATCTTGCATAACTCACGCAAACGAATTGATTTTTCCTCTGCTTGTCCGCCACGAATATCATCTGGGACGTAAATATTCACATTCACAAAAGCTTCCTGCATCTGGCCTGATTCGTTATCGAGAATAGAAATGACAATGTCCTCCAAGTTAGAATCTTTGGGACGCCTTGTCTTCCTAAGCTTCCCTGTAACAGCCTTTTCAAGAGCAGAACCTTTGATGAACTTATAAATATCATCCTTGATTTCAATATCTGACTTCATCATGCAACAATTTGAGTTTTAAGTTTCATCATCATCTTAGGAAGCTCCTTCCTTGCAAACAATTCAGCGGAAGCAAGCACATTCTTGTTATCCATAGCCTCTACGAGTTCGGCATAATTCATTCCGGCAACAACGATAAGCGCATAACCGCTTACATATTGTTTTGCGATTTCAGTTGCAAGCTCTTTACCTTCCTTGATACCATCAGTACCTTGCTTCACTTGATTAAACGTTGAGTACTTAATGATTTTACCATTATGAACGATTACATAACCAATAGAACTACGCAAGTTGCCTGACTGGTCAAACCAGCTTAATTCTTGCGGTCTGTCCTTCGCTTCAATAATGCATAATTCTCCAAGATACGAAAGTGCACGTATGGCAAGCATATTGACACGTTCTACTTCAGCTTTAATTGCTGCATTGATTTCGCTCATCGGCGTAGTCATCTTTATACCCATAACTTACAGTAAGTTTGATAGCGATGGAAGCCCTTCACTTTACATTCACGTTCAATGCCTCCAAGAAGGAATAGCCTTACTTTATCATCAATAGCAAACTCTCTACAATCAGCATCAAGTCGGACAACAGCCGAATACTTTCTGACAACACCATCCTCAAATACTCTTTCCTCTGCTTTCCCATTAGGCACATGACGACACGGAATATCACCTTCATAATGGCTTTCACCTTCATGGTAATCTCCATTGTCATCCTCGTACCCGGGAGTAATTACGAGATATTTTAGCTTGTGGGGTCTATCATCAAGTATCATAATCATCCTCCTACGTATACAGTTGGCTCACTAAAGCATTTATCATCCTCTCCAATGGAACGGTAAATTGAATTAGCAAGTTTCTTAGCTTCTTCAACCTTCTTATCAGACAAACTCATAGAAACATCACCTTCTGTATAGTTTTGCGCTTGAACAAGGCTTCGCAAACAATCAGCAACAGCACCTTTGAAAGGCTTGCTTTTAAAGATTTCAACAGTACATTCATCATTACCATTTAGCTCTCTCTCAAGAAGGCGATTCTCGAAGAAGCCACTACTTAATTTGTAGTGGACTTCATCTTTCAGTGCTTGTAGGATTGTCTTCATTATCATTAAGCCTTATGTGATTCAACAGCTGCTCTTAACGCTTCTTCCTGTTCATCATTGAGCATATTGACTTTTTCAATCAATTTTGCATCAGTGATATTAGAAGCGACACGCTCTCGGGAAACAGACTTCAATGCAGCTATAAATTCAGGCTTTTTGTAGGTCGCTCCCCAAATCGTAATCTTCACATCACCAGAATCTTTGGTTTCTTCTTCTTGATTGACAACTTGCCCTTCAGAGAAATCATAGACATAAATCTGATCTACATCTTCAATGATTGGAGCTACAAAAGCTTGTCCGGAAGTTATTTCCCGTAATGGGTTTACGAGTGAATATTTAGATATCAGCTTGAAAGTATCCACAAGTCTGTAAATTACATTCTTAACAGGATTAGTTTGTTCTGCCAACCGCCCATATACCAAAGTTCCAACGACTTCATTACAGATGAATACAAGCCTATTAGCATTCCACGGCTTGACCGAACGCTTTTTGCCATCTTCTTCAAAAATGACAGAGCGGTCAATGATTTTAAACGTAATACCACCGTTATCATCAGCAAAAGCTTCATTGAATTTAGCTCCTGTTGGAGTCGGAAGAATTGTATCCGGAGTGAATGATTGACCAATGTAATTAGCAACAAGTTCTTTCGCCCCTTGTGTCTGTCTCAATTTGTCATAAGCAGATTTAGCAATACAAATCTTGATGATTGAATTACCATCTACATCAGCATTGGCAATAACCCGTTTGATGTCCTCAAGAGAAATTTCATCTTTTACGGTAGCACCAAAGGTGTTCTTTTTTAAATAATTGAAGTTCAAACGCATTAAGGCATTGGGAGTATCTTCATCCTTAATGGCAACATATCCATTGGAAAGAGCAAACAGGAAGTTGTATTCATTCCTTTCATCAATACCAACTGAGCAAGCGACAGCATCATTGGCAAGTTTACCGGCAATGACTTTTGCGTTTCCGCCTTGGGCTTCCATCACATTGATGTTATTAATGTCTGACTCTTTCAGAATTTTAGACATACCGATTTTGGGTAGCTTTCCGTTAGCCGATGCAATGCTGTCACGGCTTTTAACCGGTAGTTCGGAATCTACAGCCACAAAATCAGCAGCTACATAGGTTGTATTAACAGAAGTGCTTTCCCATTTATTATCAGGGGAATATTCCGTACGCAACATGGCACCATCCCCTTTGTGAAGATAGGTAAGGTTTTTGTTTCTTTTACCGTTTACCTTTTCAATTAGCCGTTGTAGTTTCGGAAAAAACTTAGCAACATATTTTTGAAATAATGATTCATTCATAAATTATACCTCCATTGTTAGTCGTGTTCAAAAACAAGTGTTGGAATAGCCGATTTCAAAGCAGCCTTGATTGTATCCAACGGATAAGGGCTGGCAACATCATTAACTACCCCGGTGTGCATAATTGACACGAACGGTTCTTTTACTGATTTAGTTACATAGCATACACCTGCATATTCATGACTCTCTGGTAATGCTTCATAAGCGTCTCCTTTAGAATTGACCGGCATAGGCTTGTATGTGTCGGATTCCGTATCACGAATAATCACATGACCTGCACGAATAAACTCTCCTTTGAAATTAGCCACATCTAACACTTTACCGCCTTTAATACCTGCTATGTATTTGCGGATGACAATCGGATCGTTTCCGAACCCGAAAGATTCAATGGTACCTACATCTACTGCTCCCATTTTTCCATTTAATTTTAATTATTACAAAATATCAGCCATTTCATCAATTTCATTATCGCTGAATGGCTCCTCTTCTTTAGGTTTACCACCACCGGCAGCAGGCGGCATTCCAGTAGTAGAAAGTCCAGCATCTGCCCGTTCTTGGTTGTAAGCCTTCAAATCCTCTTCGACTTCGGAATAGAATTCCTCAAACTCTTCATCATTTTCAAAACTCATTTTCGAAAAACTTTTCAGAGTACGGGAACCAAATGTACCGGTATCTTTCAACAGGGCTTCCAACTTTGCTTTCCGAGAAGCAACAAGCTTTTCTCCTTCCAATGCGGATATTTTGCCTGTTAAAGTCTCAATGGTCTGCAACATGCCTTTTGCCCATTCCGGTGCATCATCATTCTTTCCTTTGTTTTTGGGATTTTTCTTGTTTGAACCCGATTGGCGGTTGATAGCATTTGATGACTCATCGTCAATGTCGTCATCGGTTTCATCGTCGTCATTCTTTTTGCGATTCTCTTCGATTACTCGATTTGCGAAAGACTGGCTGACTTGCAGGTAAGGAAGAACCGCATCAATAGCTGTATCAATCTCTGCGTTAACATCCTCTTCGGAGGCCTCATCAGTGGAAGTTAGATTGTCGGCAATCTTGGCAGCGACACTCATTAACTCCTTTTTATTGAACCCGAACGCCTTCACTTTCGGTTTCAATCTCAACAAAACTTGTTGTTTTCTGTCCATTACTAAATGAATTTTAAGTTACTAAAAAGAAATAGTCTGCGTAGCAAACGTATGCCAGCAGACTATTCCGTAGAACTTAAAAACACTTTTAGAGCAATGAGTTTTTACGACAAGTTCCGTGGCGTACATCTTCATACGCTTTGGATGCAAATATACTAATTTTATTTGAAAAACAAATAATTTGAAATATATTTTATCTCATTATCAGAACTATAATAAACCCTCATCGCTAAAAGAGTAAAACGAGTTATCGGATACAATTATGCTATCAACAAGTTTTATATCAAACAACGAAAGAGCTTTCTTTAACTTGTCTGTAATTTGTTTATCTTCTATTGATGGTTTCACATTACCAGATGGATGATTATGTGCAAAAACAACTCCACTTGCCAAGCTGTCTATAGCATACTTTGCGACAATCTTTGTATCTACCAATGTGGAGGAAACCCCATCCTGTGAAATCTTAGCCCACGCAATGGCATTATTGACATTATTCAACATGATGATGAACGAACTTTCGTAAATGAGCAAATCTTCGTGGTAGAAGTTTCTTGCATACTGTGAAGCATCATCCGATGAAATGATTCTCTTTTGTTCAAGATTGCCTTTTGTGGCTGATAGTTTGTATTCAATAGCTTTCTTTCCCATCGCTCTACTTTTTAAATAACTTCAAAATCTATTTTGGCAATTACATTGTCTATGCTCTTTATTTTCTCAACAAACTCTTCACTTGCGGTAAATTCAACAGAGAAACCATCAAAATTGAATGGGTGCATATAAGCCACTAAGCAGCTTACTAATCTTTGGCAATAAACTGATGTTTTGTAAGTTTTCATAATCTTTCTCCTATTTTCAATGTTATACTTTGCTTTTCTTTTATATAGCTAAGATACTGATTATTAGTGATATATACAAATTTCTAAAACTATTTACCTGCTGATTACCAGTGAATTAAACAAGGTTTAACGGATAAAAAAAAGAGCGACCGAAGCGCCGCTCTAATCACGTAATGTCTATCATGCTATTCTTTGAGATATCTATATGCCTTTAAGTACTTATTCAATCTCACGAGGTCTTTTTCTGTCAATTCACTCAGTCGGGTAATATCCATATTATCCTCCAAGTCGTGTATCTTGACTTGCCTGCCTATTGGATTTAACCGAGAGCGTTTTATGAAATCTTCATAGCTTTCTTCTTTGTTACGGGAAACAGAGAGAATAGCATCCACTATTTTGCGAGGGAAACCTTCCATCAGTAAATATTCGGCAGTAACTTCGGTATCTTCTATTGTATCGTGCAACAAAGCAACAATTCTTTCTTCGTCAGTAGAACATCTGCTTGAAACACGAATAGGATGGAAAATATAAGGTGCTCCAGCTTTGTCAACTTGATAAATATGCGCGTCTGTTGCTATTTGAAGGGCTTTTTCTAATAAAGTGCTAGTATTCATCATATTCTGATTTTGAAATTTCTTTTCCTCCAAGAATTATATCACAAACTGCCTCATTGGATTGTGGTATTTCTATCTCATTACGTCCATGATGTTTTATATATGATTTTGTTTGACCGTTATCGAGATATAAACGGATAACAGCTTCTTCAAAATTGTCAAGCAAATAAATCGTTGAGCCTGACTGCAATTTATTGTACAATTCTTTTGAGTTCATTTTTATATGTAAAGATAGTGATTTTTATTGGAAATGACTATAATACTCGATTGATTTTTCAGCTATTTTTTGCGCCTTTTTATCAGCTTTGTCTAATATTCGCCATTCTTCGTAATATTTATGCCCTAATCCTCCTTCCATATCTGTTTGCTTTCGTATCTCTTTCCAACGTTCTTCTCCAAGAATTTTTTTTGCATCTTCCGGCTTTTCTTTGGCATAAATCATTCGTTCTGTATTAACTTGAATTTCGGCAATTAATCCGTTAGATGTTTGGATATTGACTATATTGCCACTATATCCCATAAAAGATTCCGGTTTTTGTCTTTTCAGCCGTACAAACGAATCACTTTCTGACAGTTCGTTCAATACTTGATCTATTTGTGATTTGGGGACTATAATTGTCGTCCTTACTGAGTCTTTTATATCGTATGGAGTTATATCTTCCGTTATTACCTTTCTTGTTATTGATGAAATGCTTTTGTAATTGATTGGCGTTACAAATCCTTTATTCCTTTTAGCTATGGATTCCGCCAAATTTTGTATCTCATTCCCAACTAAAGAAGCACGATAAACAATCTCTTTAGATGAGTTCTCAATGTTTATATTCTGAACAATTGATTTGTTATCTCTCAAAAAATAAGGTAGAGTGTTTCTTTTATGGGCTTTCTCAATCCTTTGCTGATTGGAGATAACCCATTTCTTGAAATTATCGGATACATCCTTTACCTCATTCACGCTTTCGGTAGTAACCTTGCTCTTTCCATCCCACGCCCAAAACTCTTCTTCTGTTTTAAGGATAGGTATCTTATAGCATCGGCAGGACGGATGCCAACCGGTCCAAACAAAATCTTTCGGATATTTACCGACCAACGATTCACACACCACACACGGAAATTCTCTGCCGGAGCGTTTGATTTCATAGCCTACTACGAAATCCATTTGTTTCCAACGCTCATTTTCAGCAGTACGGTAAGCCATATTGATTTCAGAACGAGCCAACCGAATAGAACGATATTCACAATCCTTGAGGTGTTCCGCATTTCCGAACATCTCTTTATAATCTTTTTGCAGGGATGGAAAATCGAGCAGATATTTAGAGATTTGCTTACTCAACGTAATAGCACTGGTGCCTTTTTGAATAGCGCAGGAAATAGCAGCTTCCAATTCTTCCTTGTAAATCGTAGACTGTTGCCAAAGTTTATCAGAGATATTGAAGCCTTTATCCTTGCGGTTCTGAAACGCTTTTAGAGCATCAGAGTTGGTTTGGTACAGAACCTTATACTTTTCTCTATCAATCTTGGCTGTGTAGGCTTTCAAAACCTTATCAGCCATCAAGTCCTGTGCCTCATTGCTAATCTTCCACTCATCAGAAGTACCACGATAGATAACAGAACAAACATCATCTACGAACCGAGCTTGAATGTCTGCTATAGACTTCTTGGTTTGCGGATAGTCAGAAAATTTGAAGACAGTACCACCGTCGGCATCATATTCGGTATTCAATGCAATCTTAGCGGCTTCCAGATTAAGAGTATCGTATATCTGCTCAACAAGGGCGACATATCTGTTTAGCCGGTTGTTGAGTTCCTGATATTTCTTCTTTTGATTTGGAATCTTAGGTTTTGCCATGATTAAACATCATACATATTTTGTCCATTGTCCTATACGATAAAGGTTCGCACCTTCCTGTGAAAAGCCAATAAATAGCTTGTGCAATTAAAAACGGAATAACAATTATCATCATTGCAATAATCAAACATAGCCGCAAGAAAACTTGATTCACTCTGGTTGCAGTCGCTCTGACGCTATTATAGTTTTCATGATTGAGACATTCAGCTTTGCTAAGAAAACACTCAGCTTCTCTAAATCCGCAATATTCAGGAGGAACACCTTCAAGTACATAAGCGACAGATGTACCTCTTTCTGGATGTACAAATATCTCTATAGCTTTAATTCTATGGCGAGTAGGAGCATTCTTGCCAACCCACACATAATCGCCAATGTTATATTTATTCTTAATTTTCATTTCTTTCTGAATTTATTTAGCACTTCTATGAATTTTCTCATTGCATTAGCAGTATCTTCTATCATTTGAGGTTGCTTTGCTTTTAATTCAGCGATAGATTTATCTCCAATGGCTTCTGCTTCCTGTGATATATTAGCCTTACTCCATTCCTTGTTGCATTCTTTATTGCAGAAGAAAAAGCATCCACTTATCCCATATAGGAATGGCATCTTTGCTACAAATCCCATTTTTAGAGCTTCTGACATGGCAGCACCATCGGACTTTTCGGTATCAAACAAGTGCTTGCCGCACGTAGCACATTTAATTTCTCGTTTCATCTTTTCTCGAATTTGTCACATATATCACGATTCAAAAACTTACTCCATTGGGAAAACTTACAACGGCACATGAAAACATCACCTTTCCAATCTTTCTCATGCCAATCATACGAATGTTTGCAACCTCGGCAATGGTACTTGGATTGAGGAATAACTTTCTTTGCCATTATTCCTCAATTTTATCAGGTGCAGGCATTTCCAACAGCCGGATAGCCTTAATCGTTTCTCTCCCTTCCAAGATAGCCTTACACAAGCGATGATAGCCATCGGCTATTTGTCCTACTTCGTCCAATATGATAGGGTATTCAAGCGAACATTCATTAACTCGTTTCATCTGAAAGATAAAGCTATGAAGCTGATTGCATTCAAACGGTTCAGTAGTCAAGTCAATATTCCATAAAGGCATATCAAGAACCGGATACTCCTTAGCTTTGGCAAAATCGTATAGTGTTTGCGCATTCCATATTTTATTGCCTCTATGGTATTCGCTTTCATTAAAGCTCATGCTATCTATTGGTACTTTCATGCTATTCCTTCTTAATGTACACTTTGATTTCACCTGTAACATGAAGTTCATTGTCAACTTTCTCTACGGAGTATTCAATAAGTCCTCTTTGGATAATGGAGTGTATAATAGATTGACGAACCTCATCCTTAACCTCTTTAATGAGCATATCGTCAGCCTTTCGGTTGGACCAGCCTTCATCGAGTTTCATCTTCTTGTGATAATCCTTAATTTCCTTCTTGGTGCGACCGAGGCAGATGCCAAGTTTCTTCGCTTCGTAGTTGTCAACTCGTTCAATGCTACTCAATCTTTCTTGCGGATTGATTTTATCGGCCAGCTTAATGAGCCATTTTGATATTCTACTTCTCATAATTGTCAAGTATCTTATTTACGGTTTTCTCTTCCACCTCTTCAATAATAGATATTGCTGCATCCAATGCAATTCCTAGTTCTTTAGGACTTGGCATAGGTATTTCTGCACCTCTTCTCCAATGGTTGTAGTCGCGTAGGAATTTTACCAATTCTTTCTTATCCATAATGTTATCTATAAGCAAGCAGCGCAAGTGGAAACCTGCGCCACCGTTACCTTCTCTACACGTGGCAGATAGGTTATTCTAAGACGATCTCCCAATCTTCGGCAAACACGTCACTAATAGACGGTACCCATGAATCAGCACGACCAGTATTTTCATTGTAAATAAGGCACTGGCTTGTGTAGTCAATGAATCCTTTGCCTTTTAGAATAAGGGCTTTTGCTGATTGGGGAAGTGATTGCATTTTAGGGATAACATCACTATCAATATGTGCTGGAACCTGTTTGAACACCATTAATCCTTTTCCGTTCCAACCGCTTCTACGAATTGGAAAACCTGCTTTGAGAGCCATAATAGCCATACCAAAATTCATCTTTATTACTTTTGCACCATCAGAACCTTGCATACGCTGTATGCGAGTATCAAGAAGCCGTATATAGTCGAACATAGTACAACACTGCATTTCCAGTAAACACTTGTTGTACATATCATTAACGACTTCATCCATTTTCCCTGAATCTATGAAAGCGGCTAACTTTACATATCTTCCATTGACTTCTTCGGCTTCTATCTGCATACGGTCAAGTGATGTATCGGCGAGTTTATACGCCTCCTCAAACGGTTCCGCTGGCGACCAACTCTTGTACCCGTTAGCATATTTAACGTGATAACCCATGCGCTTTGCATACTCTGCATCAGGCACTCTGCCAACTTGTAATAAACCTCTTTCATAAGCCTCGCCCATTGTCATAGGTTCGGCTTCAATCTGTTTCGTTCCAATATACTTTTTCATTGTTATTATTTTTAGAATGATTATTCTGCACCTTCAAACAAGCTATTTACTCTTGTCTGTTGAGTGGCTTTATCTTCTTCTTGAATTTGCTTTAAAGTTTCTTCAGGATCATTAGAATACCCGGCTATGCGGATAGATTCAAGTTGGCTAAATATGGCTTTACCTCCATTCCCTTTTATACATCTATTAATCAATGCATCTTCATCATTTTGAATAAATGGGGTGATAACGTGCTCAACCTCTATGTTGTCTATTTCACTCTTCCACTCGGTATTCATCATTTTTAAAAACTCCTTGATGACATTGCATTCACGCTCAAAGAACTCTATCCAGGCACCGGATTCATCACCTATTTTCAGATGGGCATCAGATAACATCATTTGTCTTGCATCAAACCCGATATTACCAAGGCTTTTCATGTTCTCAAAAGAAAGATCAGGCATTTGAGCTTGCATAAAGAAGAGCTTTAATAAAGTCTCTACATGGTACTTCAAAGCTTCTATAGCTTGAGTCCATGAAACATAAGCCACATCACCTCCATTCTTTAACCGGAACAATCTACGTGTTTCTCCTTTATCCTCCTCACCGACTAATTCTCCAGTTATTTTCAACACAGGAGCGGAGTTGTAAGCAATGACATCAGAATTACGGGATAACGTATATTCAATTTCTTCGCGAATATGCGACAACCCATAATACACAGGTTCAGGACGAAATGTGTAAGCACCAGGTATTTTACCAAGATGAAATGCTATTTTTTCCGGAGCTATGACAGATTCCCAATCACCATTTTCCTGTTTCCATTTATAGTGCTTATTAGCTGTATATGTTTCAAAGAAGGTAACTTCTTTGTTATTTATTTTTTTCTTGTATTCAAAGGACATAGCAATCATATCCCCTAATTCATCAAACAAGGGATATAAATCCACTCCGTCCATAGGAGAATACGTCTTACACTTCAGCTTATATTCACTTTTGAAGCCATATAAAGTGTTGGGTTTCTTAACTGCATACCAAATCGTAAAGATTTCACAAGAAGCAAAATAAGTGTTACCACGTTTAGTGTTTTCAGAGTCAATACGGGCATATTTATAAATAGCCTCAATAGCTTTGGCTATTTTTTGACGTGTTTCATTATCTTCTGTGTTGTGATAAACACGCCTGACCGGGATAGCGAAAGCAAATTCAGTAACACGTTTTACAAGTAGTCTTTCCAAGCCAAGATAGATACGTGAAGCAGGGTCGACGCTTCCATCAGATCTCGTTTTATCCTTACGACCAATTTTATCATCGACTATCTTATGTTTGGATGGCTCGTAATCTTTTAATAATTTACTCCATTCAGGAACATTTATAGACTTGTTTTTTAAACCACTGATAATATCAGATACAGTTCTTGTATTATTAAATATTTCGGTTATTTCGTCCATTGCTGTATAATTGTACGGTACGGCTTCATACCGGTGGTAAATGTTATTTGGATAGGAATTTTTCTACAAAGTAAATCTGCCCTTTTCCAGTTACCTTAGTCGTGGTAGTCACCAAGACCACTCCGTCAGGCTTTGTTATGGAAGTCTGCTTTAGCTCAAACAATCCAAGTTCCATCGCTTTCTGTGTTGGCTGGTTGTAGTATTGTCCTTTTGAGCATAGATAACCATTTTCGCGCATCCAAACAAATAAACGGTTCTGACCTATATTTACACCGTTCTGCTGTAATATCTTTGCAAGTTCAGCAACCAAGCATGAACGTTGAGAAGTTGAAACCGCATCGGCAAAAAGAACTTTGGGTGCGTCTTTTTGTATCTTCTGTTCGGCCTCGATACGCTTCTGTTTTTCTTCTTTTAGATTGGTTGCAAGCCGAATCAGAAAATCAGGTGAAGTCAAAGCCTTTTCTAATGTTTCGTTTGTCATATATATACCATGCTTGCGGATTGAAGGTAAAACTTCGCTTGTTACCCATTTGCGAAACTTTTTAGCTTCAGGTTTACGGCTGTCCAATATTACATCATACAAACCGTCCTCATCAACAAAGTTCGTTTGTTGGATTCCGCCTGCTGTTTCAAGGGGGTACTTTGAAAGTACATCCTTATCTAATCTTTGAGCTACCTTACTGGGAATCAAATCCAAAACTCGGCATACATCTGCCAAGCAAAATAATGGCTCATTATTCTCACTCATTGTAATTCTTATTTGCCCAAATTGCTCATACTCCAAAATCTGAATTGCGTTCATAGTGTAGTTCCGTACTCCTTCATACGGTGATTAATTGATAATAATTGCTCCTAAAAAGAAACCGGGTAACACATGACGTACTACCCGGCAACGTGAAAGGGCACGTTAACTTGAATGTTATAGTGCAAAGATAATTATTTTATTTGAATTTCAAATAAAATAATAACTATTTCAGAGGAATATTACAAAGAACTTCCTGCGCACATTCTCCTTTCAAATAATCCACAGCAATAGCAGCAATGGATTTTGACTGGAGAGTTTTCAACTCATGATATTTATCAAATCCTACATCGTTACTTTTGAGTATCTCCAATGCTTTCGTATATCCTTCTTTCACAGAAGCATTTACAAATTTGTTTATCTTCTTTTCCTGTAGCCTTACTTCTATCTTCCTGATAGTATCAGCAATATGCTCTTGTTGTGGAATAGGCAACTTTTGTCCTAAGAATATTGCCATACGGTTTAAATCTTGTTGTTTCATATTTTCAGTTTTTACAAAATTACAACATATTTCTTAGAATATCTTCATCACTTACGACCAAGTAATCATACGGATAAAATGTATTAGCAAGCGCATCAAACCAGTCAGGAGAACGTTTGATGCGTTTCTTTATCTCCTCTTTTTTTTCAATAAAAATATTTCCGTTGCTCATGAACCCCCAATGCGTTTCAGTAGCTTCTTCCATTAATTTATCACAAGGCGGAAGAGCCGCTCCAAACCCATTCTTCGGATTAAGCCAATCACGTACAGCCCAAAACAAATAAGCTCGCATATTGGCGAAGGTATATTCGCCTGTTATATCATGCAGTCCATGCGCGCTTTCTGAAAACTTACAAGAATATGCATTTTTGTGGTCAAGTTCCTGTAGTCGTGAAAACACCCCTGCCCCCTCACCAATAGTGTCAATAAACGCTTTTGAACCTTTTTTGTTAAGATACTTGGTAATCATCCCAGCAACATGCATGTGATCAGCCGTTCCTGCGGATTGGTGTACCTCAAACTCCGAGACATAATTACCGTATCTGGGACACAGTACGCTGTCGTCACGTCCCATACCGGCAACATCAACACCAAGCTTGCAGCTTTTTTTCGGAGTAAAACCATCTTCCTTCAACCGCTTCCAGTTCTCATTGGCGATCTCTATCCATTCATAGGGAATAAGCACATCTTCAGCTACTTTAGGGAACATGCCAAGCACCTTGACACGGAATAAGTCATTCGGTCGATACAACCCACCTTCCCATTTGAAATCACCTTCGCCTTCGTTGAAGTCCTCTTGTTGGATAGGCGAGCACCAATTCGAGACTTTATCCTTCACCCATTCATAATCCACTTGACCGGGAATGACTATTTTCTTGCTTACGACATTCTCCGCATTAAGGGAACTTAACCTGAATTTGGCAAAACGGTCGGACTTCATGGCCCGCGCTGCATATCCGGTGGTTACGTTTGGGTTGAACACGATGAGTAAACGTGAATTTCCCTGCAAGTTACCTTCAATGGCGTTGAATGTGGTTTCAGAGATACCTGATGCCTCTGTTACAACAAACATGGTGTTTACAGCATGAAATCCTGACCATGCTTCCATATTATCGTCAGAACTCTTAAACCCCGTTAGAAACCATTCATCATAGTTTGTTTTAATGCCAGATGATAATAATCTTCCGGGCAATACTCCAGCATTGCGAAACAATCGTGAGATTTCAGGTATCATAATGTTTTGTACTTGACGACCAGTTGGAGCGGTCATGGCAATCTTGGTGTTTTTTACAAGCTTTCCATTTTCCCAGCGAGGAGTAAGATACATAAAACAGATAGACGCACAAGCAGCCACGAAGTCCTTCCCACGAGCAGTGCCGGAAGCAACAGCAGTCATCCTATTGTACTGTACAGAGTGTATAATATCCTGCTGTTCATTATCCAAACGTGCTTTCATCACATCGGAACAGAACTTGCACCAATCGTCCCTCCACGCCTGCATATACAAGGCAGCCTTGTCGCTCAAATCCATTACTCTTCTATTTTGTCCGGTAATTCTTTCATCAAACTTTCAAACGGATTGACATTGACATCCTGTTCAACGCGTTCTATATAACCACGTTTCTTGCCTTTAGTTTTTAGGTAAAAGATGATGGCAGTCAAATCATCATCGTTAATGGCATTCAACAGCTTTGATTCAACACGATCGATAATACCTTCATTTATCTCTTCAACGATTTCTTTAAACTTGGGGTCATTATCAATCCATTTATAATAACAGGCACGGCTGATTCCGGTCATATCACAAGCGTATGAAATAATCCCCTGCCCTTCTTTTAAATTTTTCAAGAACAATTTCTGTCTTTCCTTCTTTCCCATAATCTTATAACTTTACATGCCAATACGTCTTTAGATTTTCATCAAAGACGCATTAGAACATAAATTAAACATCAATCAAATAAAGACCTCTGCACGCATCCGTCCTCAATTTCTTTCATTTTCTTATCATCCGGTCTCGGAGTTATATTATTCTTATCGTAAAAACCGTTCTTCTCCAAATAGAAATATCTGTTCCAAGTACACTTATCATATTCACCTTCCTTATATGGGGTTAAAGCGGATTGTTCGGCAATGATAAACTCCTTTTTCGTCTTCCCCAACTGCCTACCTCTATGGGTATGACAATCGAACACATAGTCTGGTATTACCATGTGCCGATTATCGTAGTCTTTCAGATATACAATAGGATAATCGAAATCATTTACATAGAGGCTACAACGCCCATACTTTACAACCTTTAGAAGTACGGTAACAGCCTTTGCTACAAAAATGGAAGATTTGAGCGAAGTGGTAGGTTGCATATCATCAGCCTTCTTTAATGCGACAATCTCGTTCGTTACAAATTGGTAGTTGAGATTGCTAGCTATGGAAACAATGCGTTTCCATAAAAACTCCCGGTATCTTACCATTAACTCATTAGCTAAATAACCGGCTCTAACATCATCTTTACCAGTTATGGCACGTTCCAATAACCCGGCTACCAAAAATGTATCATGCCCATTCTTGGTGTAGCATCCTGCGCTATCTCCTACATATTCATCCTTTGGAAATTCTATTCTATCTCTTGAATTAAGCAGGTTGCAGGCGAAATAGTCAGCATCACGATTCTTTCGTGCAGCAAGCAAAATACCAATAGCCTTTTCTATAAACAAGGGAGACTTATTCTGCCAATTCTGCGAATCATCAGCTTGTTTCAATGCAACAATCTTATTCGTAATAAGATCATAACAATCTTCTGCCGATACACACAATAGTCGCTTCCACAGATAATTTCTAAATCGTGGTGCCAATTCATTGGCGGCATAGCAGGCGTAATCCTTGTTACTCCTTCGTATTGCTTTCTGGATGAGGGATGAAACCTCAAACATATTGTGACCGTTTTTTGTGTATAATGCATTTGCCATATCTCAATCTATTATGCGATTTCAAATTTTGAATTTGGATTTAATTTAATCAATCTTGCTATCACTTCCTCTGCCGTTTTTTCAGTTCCCAAAAACTGATGGAATGTAGGGCGAGCAGATTTCGTTCCATCTTTCTTTATTCTGTAAATAAATGCACCTTTTGACAAACCTTTTGAATTAATGTACTTTGTTGCTTTCATTGTTTATCTCCTATTTTTAAGTTATACTTTGCTTTTCTTTTATATAGCTAAGATACTGATTATTAGTGATGTATACAAATTTAAACACCTGATTATCAATAAATTAAACAAGGTTTAACGGCTTACATATCATCAACACAAACACATCTTGGCTTAGGCATTATGAAATCATTAGCAACATTACATCCATAAGCCCCGACATTGAAAATAAGAATCTTATCACCTATATTGGCGGGACCAGAATAATCACGATGGATAATATCATTCTCAATACAGGTGCATCCATAAATGGTAGCGTGTTCAACGTAATCACTATCGTTTGAAAGCACTTTGCAGGGAGGGTTCTTTGTGTGGCAGACAAAACCGACATCATCACGCTTGCAATCCACAACGAGCATTGTTTTTCCTCTGATAACTTTCTTGCCGAT